TCAGGCCTGCTTCCAGGCATAGCTCAAGGTGTTCCTCCACGATATCCCGTCCAAAAGCATTAGACGCACCAACACTACAATAATACTGGCCTTGCGGCGCCGGATAACCCTTCTCGGGGAAACCAAGGGGGCGACCATCTTTAAGCAGAGTGTATTCCTGCTCAAGGCCAAACCACGAGTTATGATCCTTGTATTGCTTCGAGGTCTCCAAGCACCGATGCCTCGTGTTTGTTTCGTGAGGCGTGAAGTCGGTGTTAAGGACTTCGCACAGCACCAGCCGGGAGCCGCCCTTTCGCAGAGGGTCTGGGACCACTCTAACTGGCCGTAGGACGCAATCTGAGGCGTGACCCTCTGCCTGGTTCGTCGAGGAACCGTCGAAACCCCACAGGCCGTGGGGTGGATCTGAATCCGCTACTCTCGTCTTACTACGCAACTGTGGTGACGGCTTTGTGCCGTCAATCCAAATATACTCTGCTAGTTTCATTTTTCTCCTCACTCTTCAGCCGAAACTACTGCCATAATATGGCTTCTCTCTACGAGATAAAATGTGCGCTCTCTCAAGCCAATCTCCCGAAGAACATGGGTGGGAACAATAACAACATCGCCGTATATATACTCTTTTTGAGAGTCGCAAACTACCGAGACGGCCTTATAGGGCTTCTCCGCTGGCTTGTAATCCTCTGGGAGGGCGATAAGGCTCTTTTCATGAACCTTTTCAGTTTCGTCAAAATCTAAAGACACCTGGACCCACTTGCTGGTCGGTGCTAACAACATTTTAGTCTTCATTATACATCCTATATTAGTATAACCCCTAAACGAGGTAATGTCAAGTTATTTATGTTATGTGACTTCACACTGNCCGCCGGAGCATGCCTGGGCGCCCTGTAAGTCAGTGTTGTCCTGAAACTCCATAACATTTGTCAATTCAACCGCTTCCAACGACTTCATCATTTTGTTATAAGTCTCTTCGTCACAATCTTCAAACGGGGCCTGGACATAGGAGCCTCCGTTTGCCGGCATTACCGAGAGGCCGTTATAATAACTTCGATTCTCCCACATCCATTCACCAACCTCTTCCCACTCATCGTCCTTGATGGTGACGGTCGCGCTCACGTTGTGCGTATTTTGCCCTTTCCAGTGGCCGGTTTTCACCCACTCCCTACTGACCTTCTTGACGCGGGAGAGCATCTCCAGGGCGCTCTCAGAGCGCGTTATGGACCCTTCTGGGGCCTTCTGCGGGGCGGAAATAACTGCGGTGTCGTGGGGTCGGAAATATTCGTCCTCGACGAGTTCTGGATGGTGCTCGGCTAAGTATTCGTAGATAGGCTCGTTCTTTCCGACTCGGATTCGCCGGATATAATAATCGTTGTGCCATGCATGAATTCCCGATGAGGTGCCGAGGGCCAGCGAGGTGGTTCCAGCCGGCTTAACACAAGTGCTGCGAGCAGCGGCATTAATGCCGATAAGATTTGCAATTCGTACATTCTCTTCCTTTACAATTTTGGCCGCAGCCTTCATATCTAGTGCCAGCACCTTGCCAGAGGCGATGCCGGTCATGGAGACGCCAATTAGAGCGTCCTTTTCAGTGGTTCTCTGCCAGACTGGACGGAGGTAGTGAAAGTCCGTGTATGACGCCTGTAGTGTGCCTATGAAAGCAGCGGCACGGACTCGGGCTTCGTATTCTTCCTGCGAGTCAACATTTGAGACATTTACCTCGGTCAAGTTACAGAATTGGTAGGGTCGGAGGGCGATCTCGCAGCAAGGGTTGGTTCCCCAATCCTTGTCAAAAGTGAAATAGAACCCTGGCTCTCCTGCGCCGCTCGCCTTAACTCGTTCCCATAAACCAGAAAAAAATTCTTTGGTTATGATGTGACGCATAAGAACGACAGAATTATTGGCTCTGCCTCTTTGCGGATTCTTCTCAAACCACCTTCCTGCTTTGGCTGCGATCATTTCGTCGTCGTCGGCAGAAAAGAGGGAAATAAGGGCAGCGCGTCGGATGCCGCCTGCAAGCACAGCATCTGCGATATGGCACACCATGTCGTGGACCTCAATAGGTCGTAGTTTATCACCATTTTCCTTGTTCTCAAGCATCCCCTCTAACTTTACAAGACACTCACGCAAGGGCTGTGGGCCGGGGGCTTTGCCACCAGAAGTTACTAAACGGCTCCCCTTCGGTCTGATATCCGAGAAATCGAAACGCAGCTTTGATGTGCCACGAAAATAAGAGGTTACAAGCGCTTTCACAGCATCGGCCCAGCCCTCAATAGAGTCCGACACTAAAAAACGATAGGTGCGCTTCCCACTAGGTTTACGAATTTCTGGGAGTTGTTCTACATGGTGCATCTGGACGGAATAGCCGACTCCCGTGCCTCCCAATAGGAGGAACATAACCTCCCCGAATGCGCGGATGTCGTCTATGGGCATAAACGCGCAGTTAAATATCCTGTTAGGCGCGACCTCTATCGGTTTACCCCCGAACTGCATGGAGCGCATAGATGGAAGAACCTTCTTGTCGTAAACATATTTATATGCCTCTTCGATCTCCCCCTTCAGCTCAGGATACTTCTTAATGTGCATCGCCTTATTACGATCTACCAACTCTGTGTATGTCTCACGACGGTAAACGTCGGGCAAGTATCTTGCGTACTTCATATGTACCGTGATATCTGATAAAATCTCTGATGCTAATTCCATTTATGCATTCTCCCTTTGCTGCTTTTTGAAATTCTTATATTTTTCTTTTAGGATATCTGCCTGCGTCTTGGTAGTAAGTTCCTCTTTATCTTCGTCGCTTGGCGGTAAAATTCGTATCTTAACATTACTGGTATCCATAAAAATAGGATACACAATCCCATCGGGTCCATTGCGGTTTTTGGCAATATAAATTCTTCCGGAATTAGCACTTTTGTCCTCCATAGTTCTAGACACTGTAAAGATAAAGTCTGAAACGAAGCATTTGTTAAATGCCTCCGAGATGCTCTCCATAGTTATCACCTCAGCATTCAGCCCAGAACGGTTAGTCTGGGACGCAGTCCATACTGGACACTGATACTCCTGAGCAATGCCTCGCATCTCTTCATAAATAGACTCCAATTCCATCCTCTTCTCTTTTCTTATAGTGACGGGTCGTAAAAGATCACCATAATCAATTATAATCAATCCTGGCGTTACACCCCTGTTAATAAGCTTATCCAAGTGATTCCTGATGGTTCTCGTAGAGGCTGATTTGGTAGGATACTCTTTAACAATTAGCCTGCCTGGTACTTCCCCAATTTTATCGAAAATTAGCTCTTTAAATGAGTATAAATCGTTCAGGGGGACACCAGTGATACAGCTATCATACCGAGAAGCGATCGACGTGTCGCTCAATTCTAGTGTATAGTGTATAACATCCCTGCCCTGTTGCAGTGCATGGGCACCGAGATGTGTCAACACCATACTCTTTCCAGCTCCAGTCGGAGCTATCACCACCCCAAGCTCTCCCTGTCCAAGACCGTTATTACAAATGGTATCCATTTCTTTCCAGCCAGTAGAGACGGGATTGCGAGCCTTAATCAAGAACCTTTCTTCAAAATCCTTAATATAGTCATAACCAAAATTAGAATCGCCACCAAGCTTTAGAGCATCATTTATAATTTTAGATATCTCGTCAAAAGAGCAAGTCTGTAGCAAGTCCACGGACTTAAGCATGGCACCTTTAAGCTTCTGCTTCCGACAGAATTCCAATGATTTGTCTTTAATAAAATCAGCATCTTTTACGTTAGATGCCGTACTCACCCTGACAAAGTAATCTCTTACTTGCTTTTGTATTACTTCGTTTTCCTTATCCATATCGGACTTAAGTATGGTTTTCATAATATTCATCGTTGGATGAACCCCATACTTTTCTCGATAAAGAATGATTTTTGAGACAAACAGCCTCAGATAACCAAGCTCAAGAAACGTTATATCAAATACTTCAAGTAGTTGATCCGCAAACGGCCTATCCTCTAAAATAAGAAGGCACAACGCCTCTTGAAAGCTCTTGCCAAAATGGCTAAAATCTGTTCGTTCCAATTTCTTCCCCCCTCTCTACATAACACTCTTCTTGTAGCCTGCAACTATTTTTCTCATGGATGAAATTAAATCCGTGCTGTCCCATTCTGGGAAGCCATCTTCAAACATCATTTTTCTAAACTCTGTTAAATTTAATTCCATCACAGCGTTCTCTAATACATAATTAACATGGGATTTGACCGTTGGCGACAAAGAAGGACTATAGAGTTGCATTAAACTATAGTTTTTCTTTATCAAAGCAACATCNTCAAGAATCCTCTTGTGAATAAGAAGAGGCTTTTCGACCTCCTCGCACTGCTTTATAATATCCTCTATTAAGTAGTCCTTATCTTCACTCATAAAGTTAAATCTTTTTGATATTGTCTTTAGTCCTGCTCCTTGGATTCCCTTAAGATTATCCGACGGATCTCCTGCTATCGCCCGTGCCAGAGCAAAGTTATTTGGGTGTATTCCATGCTTCTCAACAATAGAATATTTGTTTAGCACTTCCTTCTGCGTAGGTCGATAGATGACGGTATCGTCATCACATAGCTGATAAAAATCTTTATCGCTTGATATAATAATCTTCTGCCATCCCCGGTGTCTCTTGTTCTGGACAAGATAGGAAATCACATCATCCGCTTCCACATCTTCTATACAATATTGTATCACCGGGAGCAGGTTAAGATAGTCAGACAACCTAATTTGTTGCCACATCTTATTATCTCTCTCCTCTTGTAAGGAGAGGTTTCTTATCTCTCTGTTGAGCCGGACGGGACTCCTTCCTGCCTTGTAATCTTTGCTGATTCTTTTGCGTTTCCTGGAGCCTCCACCGCAGTCCCATACCACGGCTACCCTATCCGGTTTGATCTCCCTACAGAGCTTCTGAAGGGTCTTCAGGAAGCCTTTAAATCCTCCTATCGGGGCTCCATTGGCAGAGAGGCTTGGGTCGACTATATAGGACCTCAAGTAGATGTTCATGCAATCTACCAACATTAATCTTTTCACGCTTCCCCCCAATAACAGACTATTCTTTTCCGGGAACTTCCATGTCAACATTCTCGAAAGCCTCGGCGCTTCCTTCTCTGTTCTTATACTTCCCTATAACCTCAATATCCATTAATTCAAGGATACGTGCCTTAAATTTTGGATTTTCCATCTTCTCCACCCACTTCGTTGCCTGGAACTTCTCTTGCTCTCCGTCCTCATATACTAAGGTGTACCAGGCACCAGACTGTAATATATGCTCGGAACTCTTGACAGCCTCAAACCAGGATTCTTCGTCAAGAACACGAATTTCATCGCCTCCCCACATGATTTTAAAAGTACACTCTCTCCTCTCTGTACCAAACCTGGACTTCTTAAGTCTTGCCTTAATTTCAGAGCCTATCGTGAACCCATTCTCGTCTTTTATATACGCAGCCTTCGCTTTACGCCCCGTCAACCAAATCCGGAGTGAAGTGGCATAAACAGTGGATTTGCCGCCAGGTGTGACATATGGCTCCATCATCACTTCCATTCTCTGTGCTGGAGTACTAGCAATATTTGTCTTTAATTGGTTTAAAGCTAAGAACGTACACTGAGCATTGGCTAAAGGCACAGTCAGCTTCTGGAAGGCCAAGGAAAGGGTCCTTGCCTTTTTTCCAATTGAAGAGTTGGGGTTGAAGCCACCCTCTTTGTCCGACTCCGTCGGAGTGTTGGCAATGGAGTCCCAGATAATAAGTACCTTTTCGCCAGAGCCAATGAATTCTTCCGTCATCTCAAAGACTTGTTCTACAGTGACCGCTTGGATATACATAAACTTATCTGGGGCTGTATCTACCCCGGCACCACGGATAAAGGAGGGGTCTATAGCACTCTCTGAGTCGAAATATACTACATAATGCCCCATCTTCTGGGCGTTGGCTGCAATGTTAACCGCTAAGTAGCTCTTNCCTGTTGCAGAAAGCCCAGCTATCTCGGTAAATTTACCTACGGGAATGCCCGCTACCCTTCCTTTGCATATGATAGAGTCTAGCCAACGAGATCCAGTAGGTATCCATTCCTTCACCTCTGTCGGGTTGGCTTCGTTCAAATTATGAGCGACTTCCATACCATATTTCTTATTTAGTTTCTTCATCATGTCGCCCATAGCGACTTTTCCGGCCTTTTGCGCCCTTCCCATATCCCCTCCTTTTAAAAAAATGAGACACCTGTAAACCCGTGCCTCCCTGCGGTCGAGAACTTACTCGTTAGGAAGACCGTCGGTTCCCTCAGCCTGATTAATGGCTTCGTTAACCTGAACAGCGACGATCGCCTCATTATCTTCCTCGGTGTTATTCGCCTCATTATTCGCCTCATTATTCGCCTCAGCGGCAATGACAACAATCTCACCCAACGTCTCAGCCTCGGGGCTGTTAGACACAGCCTCTGTTGAGGTCTGGTTAGACACTTCGTTTGGACTCGAAACAGTATATCCCGACCAATACCCATAACTAACAGACACAACAAAGACAGCAATTAAACCAATAATTATGCCCTTGTTCTCATTAATAATATTCATTATCACGTTTCTCCTGTACCGGTGTCACCCGTTTCGGTGGGCAAAGTAGTCCCACTAGTAGTGCCAGTTGGGGTTGTTACCGTTTCCGATTCACACTCCTCTGTGGCAGTATCACCAGTATCTTTTCCTTCGTCGACATCACATCCGGCTGCGAAAGCGATAAGACTAAATAGTGCAACGCCTGTCACTACACCAAAAATGTAATCACGATTAATAAACTCAAACATATTTCTTTTATCTCCTATAAGTAAAGAATGAGGCACCTATTAGCAAGGCTTGTTTTCACCTTGCAGCCCGTGCCTCCCTGCGGCGGGGGGAAGTTTCTAGAAAGGGATTTCGTTGTTAAGAAGCTGATTGAGCTTCTGGTCAACGACCGAACTGGTATTGCTACCATACTTCTCTACATCTTCATTTCCTGCCGATTCGCCGGCAAGCCACTCGTCTAGCATCTGACCCACCTCAGCAGCAGTCTTCCTGGACTCGGAAAAGACCTTATCAAACTCAGGAATATTCTCCAGCCACTCGGCACTCATCTCAGAACCTCCCATGGATTCCTCACACAGGGCCGACGAACGACGGCGAGGGGTGATATTCGTCTGGGGGAACGACGCACCAGCAGGCTTACCATACTGGATAACGAGGTCTGTTCCCACGTCTGGGTCAGTAATATCGCCGTAGTCGGGGTTCAGCACGAGACTGAGAAGATCCTTATAAGCCATCTTCCCATAGCCCCAAAGCCTGACTCCCTTTTCTTCTTCACCTCGGACGATAACCGGGGAAAAGAAGCGCTGACGTGCCATCAGATTCTTAGCCATCTTGACCGAATCGTCGGANCCCTCGTTAAACAGCTTACGAACGAAGCTATCCAGCGGGTCATCTTCNCCAAAGTTCTTCTTCGGGCTNAGAAAGCCCCTATTATCTCCAAGGTTATAGTGAAACCACATCTCCTTGAAAGGATCGCCATCAGGCATGGGGAGGATCCTAATTGTCTGTTCGCCGTCCTGNGGCTTCCAGAATGCAGANTCTGCACGCTTACCCTTNCCTTCTGCNCGGTCCAGCTTACTTCTCATCTTATCTAAGTTAATAGCCATTGTATATTCTCCTATTTATGAATTGTGGGGGCTACCCTATAGTCACGAAAGCTAATATCCCTTCGTGCTTAATTTGTCAAACTAATTTATTTTCATCAAATTCAAATACAGAGATTTCTCCCTGCTGAGTATTATAGTTAAATACTCTAAAGTTGCCTGCCTGGAGGTCCCAGACAAGCTCCTTTCCCGCAGGCTGTGTAGGCGAGGTGCCTGTGCCTGTGGTCTTTGCATCCAGGAAGCCTGGAGGCATTTCTTCTAGCTTTGTAAAGTACATTCTCCTGAAAGAGCCGTCAGACTTGGTAAACGAACCAATATATGCTTTCATTCTTCCCCCTGAACCTTTGAGGTTCTATACAAACAGTAACCAAAATCGTCTTCGTACTCCGTAGAGTATAACCTGTAGGAAATCTTTGTCAACCACTTTTCCTTTTTTTCTTCAATCTGGCTCTCGATGTCTTCAATCAAGCTAGACTCATTAAGTAGTCTGCCCTGTGTGAAAGCGTAAAAATAACTTTTCTCTCTTATCAAGTCAAAATCATAAAACATTTTCTCTTCTGAGGTCTCTGACTCTAATAACCCAATCGTAGAAATTCTGCAAACTGGGTCTCTGTCTTCCATCACACCATATACGTGCTTTGTCCTATCAAATACGTTTATGAAGTGTAACGTTGAGGCGATAATATCGTTTATCTTATTGAAATATCCTATCACAGGTAAATTGCCTATTACCCCTGCGACTACGTCGTTGCTTACAACGTGCATTCCGTCCAAAAGTCCTGATCTTGCATACTGCTGTAGTATACCAAAGGTTGCTCGTTCAAGCAACTTCTTTTTTCCTGTGAGAC